ACAAATAATTGGAAATGTCCTGCCAAGCCAAAATTACCCGCTGGTCATACCACTGGTAGGGTGTCGATGAATTGCTTAGCGTGCCACCCTGTTGACTGTAATCGTACTCAAACGTGATTCTGCGAGGCGTACCGGGGGCGGGTGTCAACTGAAAGCCGTGAGGAGATTCTCCGTTTGAGCCGGTATTCATGCGGAACATGCCGTCCGCAGACTTGATCTTGTCACCCTTGGTCGCGTCACCAGCACGAGTCCATCCGGTACGCCCAGTCACTGTCGTGTTAGTGCTGTCGGCTGTGTCGAAAAATAGCGGGGCGATTTGGGTAATCACCAACGGCGCTGCGGCTGCAGCACGCGGTCGCAAAACCGCTGTACGCAATGCACCGCGCATCAGAGCACCGCTGCGTTCAGACGCGCAGCAAACACCGTGTTCGCTGCAGGCGTGAACCCGCCAATGGTCTGCAAGTAGGCGAACAACGAAGTGCCAGCACCCATGCGTAGCTTTTTGTTCACTGCGCTGGTCTGCACAAACAGCGTAGAGCCCAGGTCTACCGGCGTGCCCAGATCCAGATAGCCAAGGTAGGCCGCGCGATCGCCAGCCGATGACAAGTCCCAAGCGGCGTTGTCTCCAAAGGCGCTTGGTGGTGTGGCGCTGTACAGGTGGAGCCTGAACGATGTCATACCACTGGGCACTGCGGAGACGTCAATGCGCAGATCATCGTCAGTGATGATGATGTCGCCATTGGATGGGCCAGCGAGCAAGAACTCCAACACAGCGCCTCCCGCTCCAGTGCCGGTGCCTATGACGTCGCCCGCGGCATAGACGTTGGTGTCATTCGTGCGGGTTACCGAAAGCTGCGGCGCATACGCCAGACCGCGGACGTAGCCTGCGCCGTCTTCAAAAACCTGCGCGCCGTATTGAGATGGTGTGCCCATGGAGAAATTCCTTGAATGTGTCGAACCGTTGGAGCGAGCCACAGGGTGCTCTGCAATGCCTGCTGCCGGGGTGGGCAGCAGGCATCACGCAGCAACCTGGTTATCAGACTGGTGGATTGGCAGTTGGCTTGATCGATGCGCTGCCCAGCACGGCCAAGGCCGACATGAGCGCAGCCGATGCGTTGGCACTGGGCGTGATGGTCAGGCGCACGTAGCGCTTGTTGCCCTTGTAGCCAATCTTTCGGCACTTGTCGTCATCGCTGAAGATGAAGCCTGCCAGTGTGGTGGTGCCAATGATGTCGGCAGCGGCCACTGCGGAGGCGTCTGACAGGTTGGATACAGCGCCTTCGTCCATCGTCACCGCGAAGGTGGCGTCGGCGTCAGCAATGGAGCCCAGCGCGATCAAGAACGTCAGGGAGTCATAGCCCTGGCGGTCAATGATCTGGCTCACCTGGGCCGTGTTGTCGGCGACGGAAACGGGCGAAATAGCCCGCTTCACGTCAATCATGTTCATGAGGTCTTTCATGGGAAGGTTTCCTTAAAGAAGAATGGTTGGTTGAAGCCCGGCGTGCACGACGCGACACCGGGGTGGGCTTGGATTACGACGTTGCGATCTTGAAGAGCTTGAGCGCCTCAAAATTGGCAATGCCCCCGCCAACACGCTTGCGCGCCACAAACTTGACGTAGGGCACTGCGGTGTACGGGTCGCGCAAGATGGCCATGCCCTTGCGGTCGATCACGTAGTACGCCTTGTTGAAGTCACCAAACGCGATGGGGTACGTATTGGCACCAACGTCTGGCATGAAGTCATCAGTTGCCACGGGGTAACCCAGCAGCGTGCCAACTGCGCCAGCCATCAGGTTGGATGGTGCAGTCATGCCCCACAGGTAGTTGCCTTGTCCGTCCTTGAACTTGCGAATGGCCCCCAGAGTGAGGTCATTCATCGTCCAGGCTGCGCCGGGGCGGTACTGGCGCTTGAGCGAATGCACCGTGTCGATCAAGTAGTCAGAAGGGTTGGACGATGCAAAGTTGCTGGCACCGCCGCTGGCCACGTAGCCGACCGAGCCCCATGCATAGGACGCGTTGGCGACAATGCTGTAGGTCTCAAAACCGCGCGGGCCGTTCACACCGTCACCGGTGATGAAGTCAGCGCCTTCCATTTCGGCGAACTCGATACCGATCTCGGTCATCAAATCCGCTTCCACATCCTGCACACTGTCTTCCAGCGATTCAAGGGTGATGCGCTGGTCTGACAGGTAGGTGCCAGTTTTGAACTCCAGTTCCACCCAACCAGGTGAGGTGCCCGTCACGGGTGCACCGGTCTCGCCAGTGCGGGTGCCGCCGGATGTGCCGCTGGTCTTCACCAGCTTCTTGTAGGCTGCATTGCCAATGGAGATGACGCGGGCAAGCTGGCGCATGGCGCTGTAGCGGTGCACCACGCGGTCAATGCCGGACTCCATGTCGTAGCCGACCAGGTAGCCGCCTTGTGTGGAGGTGCCCACGTTGACAGCTTTCTGTTCTTCGTTGGTCAGGCCCTTTTCACCCATGCGGATGTATTTGGACATTACCGATTTGTATTCGGCGTACTGGTCAGCACCCATGGGGGTGAACGACTTGCCGGATTCAATGGCTGCAGCTTTGGCACGCATGTTGAACGCGTTGAGTTCGCTAGCGGCCTTCTCTTCACCTTCAGCCGAACGCCCAGGGCGCTGGCTCTTAAGGGTGAATTCCTTCAGTTCCTTGCCGACTGCAGTCAGGTCAAGATTCATTTTGGCCAATTTGGACTCAAGCTCGGCCACTGATTCACCCTTCGCCAATTTGGCGAGGCGCTCATCGTTGGTTTTCTTGAATTCTTCCCAGGTGGTGCCTTGCTTGTCCACGGCTTCCTTGATGTCCAAGAGGCTGACCTCGCCTGACATGGCAAAAGGCAAAGCGCTGGCTGAGCCAAGCGTCGCCAAAGCGTCGGAGGACAAGTAGTCGGTAACCGGATAGCCGGCGAAAGCGGCGCAGCACGCTAGTGCCATGACGCCGATGAGAACAAAAGTCAGATGGTTTCGTGTGAGTTTCACGGTGGTTCCTTTTAAGGTTGAGGGGACAGTGCGGAATTGCGCTTTTTGATGGCGCTTACCAGTTCGCCCAACTCGTCAGACTCCCTCTGACTCGATAGGGACTTGAAGCGGCCAATGAAGTCCGCTGCCTGCGTTTTGCTGAACCGCCCTACATCCCGCAGGTAGGTCTCGGCATCACGCACGGTTTCGATGGCGTCGATCGCGCTCTTGACTGAGCTGATCTGCGCCGCAGGGTTGGCTGGGAAGGTGACGACAGACACCTCCCACAGGTCTACTTTCTTGAGCGTGCGGATGCCGGTCACGCGGTCGTAGGCATCCTCACGGGTCACAAAGCCAATGGACAGGCCGTTGACAGCCTTGGCCTTCATCAGGGCGCGCGCTTCTTTTGCGCGCTGCACGTCATCAACCAGGAGCTGGCCCTTGACGTGCAGGCCTACGGCTTGCTCCTCCATGCTGAGGTAGGGGCCGATGGGCTCGCCGCTGCGGTGCTGCCACAAAATGGGCGGTAGACGGCCAGCGGCCTTCCAGCCAGCCAGCGATTCGGCAAATGCGCCTGGGGCAACGATTTCTTTGTACGAATCGACGTTGCCAAAGACGCTGCCGAAGCCTTCAAAGACGCCGTTGTCTTCCACCGCCTTGATTTCAAAGGGGCGTTCCAGATATTTCAGATCCATGATGTGCTTTCAGGGGGTTGATGGGAGTGCCACTGGTTTGTTGATCAGCGGTGGCAGCTTGGCGGCTTCACCGCCCATGGGGTCTTGTTCCTCAAAGGCCCGAATCTCATCTTGTGTATGCCACGCCGGTGAGCCACCTGAGCCCAGCGACTTGGCGTAGTAATCAGCCCGGTCTTTAGCCGATGCACGCAACAGGCCGCCCGCAAAAAACTTGAAGTAGTAGCCTTTTCGCCGCTCTTCATCGGTCAGCAGGTTGATATTTGCTGAGTCCTGGATCCGCTCAAACCACGGGTTGAGACCGAGGACCTTGTGCGCGTCAAACATCGCCTCGGCGCTGGCGTAAGTGCTGGCCTTGTTGCCGCTGTAGCCGATGACGATGGGCAATATGCCGAAGAAGCGACAGACTTCTTCAACTTGCAGATCGCGGGTTTCCTTGTGCTGGGCGTCGACGCCAGACATGGATTGCGACAGCCATTTCGCGCCTCGGTCCAGCACCATTGGTGTGCCGGTGTTGTTCGCGCCGGCCTGCTTTTTGATCCAACCGGCCAGCTTCTCGTATTGGTCAGGCGCCAAATTTCCTTCAACGGAATACACGCCGGTTGGCCGCACACCGTTGGCATGTAGGCTCGCATGGCTTTCTTCCAGCGCGATCGATAGGCCGAGCGCTTCGCGGGCAATGTTCAGCGTCTCAAGACCCATGACACCATCCCAGGATGGGCCACGCACGTGCCAGATAAAGTCCTGGCTGAACTCTTTGACGCTGCCGTCTTTTCCGGTCACTTTGTAGGTCAAGGAAAAGTCGTCGTTCTGCACTACCTTGCAACGCCCTGGGTCCAGCAGAATCAATTCTGCGACCCGCCCTCGGTAGATGTTTTTGAACGCATACGCATTGCCCATGCAAGCGTGCATCGTGAGCGTTTCTTTGAACTCGAAGGCCGTTTGCCAGCCGTTAGGCTTTGCCGTGATCACGTCATAAATCGCGTGATTGCGCGCAGTGCGCTTGCGTGGCAGGCCATCCTGTTCATAGTCTTGCATCAGTTTGAACGGGACCTGAGCGCAACCCTGAGTAGAAATGGCCCGGATGCATGCAAAGGCAGCCGACACCCGAAAGGCGGCCTGCAGATTGACCGATGGACCGGCTTTTGATTTGAGGCTACCGCCCAGCAGCTCAAGCCACCGCTCATAAACACCGCCAGCAGACTTTCGCTCGACGGCTCGCGCAAGGAACCCCATTATTCAGACCCCGCCCGCGCAGCCATGATGCCGGCCACTATGGCGAGCACACCGGCCACGATATACCCCGCCGGTGAATGCACCAACCAGGTGCCATATGACACGGCTGCTGCGCCACCCACCATCAGCCCATCCGGCAGCCATGCGGCCACAAGCGAGCGAATAGCTAGCAGTTTTTCTTGCATCTTCATTCACTTGTTTCCCAAAATGATTTTTCTAATGTCGCCTGGCTAAAGGAGCCGATAGCCATGACGCTGGCCACCATCAAGTCAATGCGGCCGTTTGCTTTTTCTTTGTCCAATTTTCGGTTTTCTGCGGCGTCGGATGTGATGACTGCATTGGCCGCGCACCATGTCAAGATAGGATTGCCTGGGTGCACCACGGTTCCATTTAGTAGTGCAGTCTCAAATGTCTCAATGGCGGGGCTCATGTCTTTGAAGCCTTGGCCGAAGTCTTTGAGCGGGGGCAGCTCGATGTCGTTGTCTTTGGCGAGCTGGCGGAAGTCTTCAATGCGCCAACGGTCGAAGCCGACGAGCTGGATGTCGAACTGCTGGGAGAGTTTGAAGAGGTGCTTGGCCACTTCGAGCTTGGAGATGGTGCGGCCTGGGGTGGTGATGAGGTGGCCGGAGCGCTTCCAGGCGGTGTAGGGGACGCGGTCGCGCTCTTCGCGGCCTGACAGGTCTTCGTCTGGCAGGAAGGCGAAGGGGACGAGGTGCCAGGGTTCGCCGGGTTGGGCGGGCTCGATGTTGAGGACGAGCGCGGCCAGGTCGGTAGTGGATGACAAGTCAAGGCCAGCGTAGGCGCGGCGGCCTGCAAACTGGGTGTAGTCGTATTCAGCGCCAGCGCCAAGCCATACGTCTTGGCTGAGCCAAGGGGATTCGGAGTCTGTCCACTGACAGAAGTTGAGGCGGCGGACCAGGCTTTCTTTGCTGGGCATGCCGCGTGCTTCGGCGACTTGCTCGCGCAGGTATTTGAGGCCTGGCAGGTTGGCGTGCTGCAGGCTGGGGTTTGCTTTGGCCCAGCAGGATTCGTCCTGGAGGGGGTTGTCGGTGTCGTCCAGGCTGCAGACAAAGCTGAAAAAGCTGTCTGATGGGGATTCGCCGCCGTCGTCTGTTGTGAATGTGCCAGCGGCTACCTTGCAGGCGTATTCGTGGTATCCCCAGCAGGGGCCTGTTTTGCCTGCACCTGCGTTGGTGATCATGAAGATGATGGCTTGGCGGCGGCTCTTGGTGCCTGCGCGCATCATCTCGACGACGTTGCCGTTTTTGTGTTCGTGGATTTCGTCAATGAGGGCGACGTGTGGGCGGGGGCCGCTTTGGCCGTCGTCTGCGCTGATGGGGCGAAACCATGAGCCCTCGGCGGGGTAGGCCATGTTCCAGCGGTGTTCGCCTGTGCCGCTGGTGGTGATGCGGCGTGTGAGCTGCGGGCTGTAGTCGTACATGGCCAGGGCGTCACGAAAAAGGATCATGGCTTGATCTTTTTTGGTGGCGGCGGCGTAGACCTCGGCGCGGGGTTCGTTGTCGGCAACAAAGCCGAACATGCCAACGCCTGCGGCAAGCGGTGACTTGCCCGAGCCTTTGGCTGTTTCGACGTAGGCCACACGGAAGCGCCGCCAGCCGTCGGCAGACTTCCAGCCAAACAGGCTGCCGATGATGAACTGCTGCCAGCCGAGCAGGATAAAGGGGCGGCCTTCAAATTCGCCACCGTTGAGGCGTAGGACGTGGGTGAAAAAGTCTATGGCGTGCTGAGCTGCTTTGACATCGAATCGAAGGCCGCGCTGTGGGCCGCGCTCCAGGTCGTCAAAGTGGCGGCGGCAGGCATCGCGGACGTGGGGGCCTGCGATGGTTTTACCGGAGAGCACAGAGCGAGCGAAGGCTGAGACGGGGTCGCGCTTGGCATTTGCCTTGGCATCGCCCTGGACACGGCTACGCCCTGCCAGGTGCTTGTCGGCAGTGTGCGGCGTGGCGGTGGTCATTTTTTCTTGGCGAAGAAAGCGTCAGCGGGATCTGAAAACAGATCGCCTTGGGGATTGATGGTGAGGCGGGCGCGGTCGGCGGGGGTCATGCCGAACTTGCCAGCTACGGCCATGACTTGCTTGAAGTACATCGACTGGGCAATGGCTGCTTGGCTGATGCTTTGGCTACCGTTGCGGCCATTCTCAAAAACAATGCCGTCCTGGCGCACCATGGCGCTGGCTTTGCGGTAGCCCGCCACGGCCACACTGAGCATTTCGAGCGCGATGCTGTCGTTGACGGTGAGGATTTTGGTTTTGGCGAGCTTGGGCGCGGCGTCATTCCATACGGCGGTGGCGTCGTCGTCCAGGTGCTGGGGCGGCGTGAGGTCGAAGAGCAAATCAGGCTCGGGCTCATGCTTATTGAGCGGCCTTTTGCCTGGGTTGCCAGCCACCAGCTTAAGCGCCGTGGCTTTTGGTGGTCTACCTGCCATCGACAAATTTGAAACCGGCCTGCTCGACGGCAGCATCAAGCACCCGCACCACCCCATCCTCACCTGGTGCGCCTCCAACGCCGTGCCCGTCAGCGACCCGGCAGGAAACCGCAAGCTCGACAAAGAAAAAGCCATTGGCCGCATCGACGCCATCATCGCCGCCGTCATGGCGGTGGCAGTCAGCGGAAAAGTGGTATCTGAAACCTCATTCTGGGAAACTGCCGAGTGAAATTCCTTGACCGTCTCCTTGGCCGAAAGTCCGCCCAGCTCACCTATGACCAGGTGGCCAGCCTCATTGATGGTGTTGGCGGTGGCGCAATCGCAGGCTCGCACGTCAACGACAAAACGGCTTTGCAGGTGTCCACCGTGTTGGCCTGCGTCAAAGTCATTGCAGACGGATGCGCAACGCCCAACCTACACATCTACCGAGAGCTGGACGACGGCACCCGCCAAAAAGCCACCAACATCCCAGAGTACCGCCTACTCAGCCGCCGCCCCAATGAGTGGCAAACATCCTTTGAATGGCGTCGCCAGATGACCATTCATGCAGCCCTCACAGGCGCTGGTCTGTCCATCAAAGTGCGCGGCGACAACCGCCGCGTGCGCGAGCTGATCCCCGTCAAGCCTGGTAATTGGACCGTTACCAAAACCTCCCGTTATGAAGTGGTGTACCGCTGCTGGGATGAATTCGGCCATATTGGTGACTTCAAGGCAGACGATGTATTCATCCTGAATGGCGTCCAGTGGGATTGGTCAGCCAGCATGAATGCCGTCATGCTTGCCAGATCAGCCATTGGCCTTGCCATGGCCACCGAAAAAAGCCAGGCCGCCATGCATGCAAACGGCCTGCGCCCCAGCGGTGTCTATTCCGTAGACGGCACCCTGTCTCCTGAGCAGCATGAACGCATGACCGCATGGCTCAAGAAAAAGGGCGGGGCCAGCAACTCTGGCGACCCCCTTGTCCTGGATCGCAACGCCAAATGGGCCAGCCTTTCAGTCAGTGGTGTCGATGCGCAGCACGTCGAAACCCGGCGACTGCAGATCGAGGAAATCTGCCGTGCATACGGCGTGTTCCCCATCATGGTCGGGCACTCCGACAAATCCAGCACCTTCGCAAGCTCCGAGGCCTTCTTTGCTGCCCATGTCAAACATACCTTGGCCCCCTGGCACATGGCCTGGACGCAACGCATTGACGAAATGTTGCTCGACGGTGCTGGCCCGCTGTTTGGCGAATTCGATGTGCGCTACCTCATGGCTGGCTCCATGCGCGACCGCGCCCAATGGGCACGCACCATGGCCGAGATGGGCATCTACACCCGCAACGAAATCCGCGACGAAGAGGGCAAAGACCCACTCCCCGGCCTAGACGAACCACTTACCCCCATGAACATGGGCAAAACCCCCCAAGGAAGCACCGATGCCAATCAAGACCCAACGCCTTGAGCGCAAAGACGGCCCATCCAATGGCCGCGAATTCCGCTCCTACGCCCTGCAAATCAAGGCTGCCGAAGACGGTGCCATTGAAGGCTATGGCAGCGTGTTTGGCGTGCGCGACAACTACGACGACGTCATCGCCAAAGGCGCGTTTTCTGCCAGCCTGGCAGAGCACAAAGCTAACGGCACCATGCCCGCCATGCTGTGGCAGCACAGCTCAGACCACCCCATTGGCATCTGGACCGAGATGGTTGAAGACGCCAAAGGCCTGCGCATCAAAGGCCAATTGGCCCTGGAGACCGTCAAGGGCAAAGAAGCCCATGCACTCCTGAAGCTTGGCGCGCTCAACGGCTTGTCCATCGGCTTCATGTCAAAGCAGTGGGCCTACGACCGCGATACAGAAGTACGCACCCTTACAGAAATCGACCTGTGGGAGGTCTCCCTTGTCACATTCCCTGCCAACGAAAAAGCAAGGGTCACCAATGTCAAGTCGTCAGAAGAACTGGCGACCCCAAAAGATGCTGAAAGACGCCTGCGTGATGCTGGCTTCAGCAAGTCTGACGCCACCGCCCTGGTGTCTCGCGTCATGCGGATGGGAGAAGAGCGGAGTGATTCTGCAGATTCTGCCGCCGTGGCCATCAAGGCAGCCAATCGGCTGCTGAATTCCCTCACATCCAACTGAAAGACCATCATCATGAAGAAAAACGCACTTTTCGCAGCCATGGCGCTGCACATGGCCGTATTCACGGCCAAAGCCTCTGCTGCCACGATTTGGGAGCAGCGCGACGAGCCCACCATCAAATCTGTGGCCGACGCGCTGGACAAAATCGCCACAGCGTTTGACCAGTACAAAAAGACCAACGACGAGCGCATCGAAGCCGTCAAATCTGGCAAAGGCACTGCTGAGCTGGACGCCAAACTCGCCCGCATGGACGAGCACATCAACTCCCTGGGCGAAGTCAAAACCAAGCTCGAAAAGATGGAGACCAAACTCTCCCGTCCCGGTGCCATGGGTGGCGGCGGCGAGCAGCGCGAAAGCGCCGAGACAGTCGAATACAAACACGCCTTCCTCGACTGGATGCGTGCGCCTGCTGATGGCGACCGCCAACAACGCGCCGCCGCTGCACAAAAGGCACTCGAAGCCAAGTCCAAGGCAGATGCCGCCGCCAGTGGCCGCGAAGTCCGCTCCACGCAAACCGTCACCTCCACCGGCAGCGCTGGCGGCTTTGCCTTGCCCGAGCAGATCGAGCGACAAATTGCTCGCCTGTCTGTGGACATGTCGCCAATCCGCCAGATCGCCACTGTTCGCCAAGTAGGCACCACCGACTACAAAGAGCTATTTGACGTCAATGGCGCTGGTTTTGAGTGGGTGGGCGAAACCGACACCCGCAACCAGACCAACACGCCAGACCTGGTGGAAGTTGCGCCCACGTTCGGCATGGCCAGCGCCAAGCCACAAGCCTCTGAAGAATCGCTCGACGATCTGTTCTTTGACGTGGAAGCCTGGCTCATCGACTCAGCCGCAGAAGCCATGGCACAAGGCGAGGGCGCTGCTTTTGTCTCCGGCAACGGCACCAAAAAGCCCACGGGCTTCCTGGCAGGCCCAACACCCGTGGCCACAGCAGATGCAGGCCGCGCCTTTGGCACCCTGGAATACATCGCATCAGGCCAGGCAGCCGCTATGCCAACAAGCATTGATGTGTTCTTCGACATGGTCTACGGCCTGCGTGCGCGCTACCGTAACAATGCCCAGTGGGTTACCAACAAGCTCGTCCTTGCCGCGCTGCGCAAGTACAAAGACACCACGGGCCAGTACCTGTGGCAGCCCGCCCTCACGGCAGGCCAGCCCAGCACATTCCTGGGCTATGGCATCACCGAGGCAGAAGACACGCCAGCCGTGGCCGCCAACGCCTTCCCCTTGGCGTTTGGCGACTTCAAAGAAGGCTACCTCATTGCCGACCGTGTGGGCACCCGCATCACCCGCGACGAAATCACCACCCCTGGTTTTGTCAAGTTCTACGTGCGCAAGCGTGTAGGCGGCAAGCTGCGCAACACCCAGGCCATCAAGCTGCTCAAGATCGCCGCATCTTGATCTGATTGACGTTTTGTAATCACCCAAAGGCCCCACCAGTTGGGGCCTTTTTCTTGGAGCATCACATGCCAAAACTCAAAGTAGTCAAACCATTTTCCTGGGCTCATCGCCATGTCGATGTCAAGTCCTACAAAAAAGGCGACGTCATCGAGACGGATGACAAAGATTTGATCGAAGTCGCCACCAAAGAAGGCTGGGTCAGCTCTGGCAAAGCAGCAGACGCAGCACCAGAAAACAAAGCTGCCGACCAAGCGCCCGAAACCGCTTAACCCGCCACCCAATTCCAACCCTGTAAGCCATGGCCCTCAAGCTCCTAACCCCGCCCACCGCCAGCGTCCTCACGCTGGCCGAGGCCAAGGTCCACTTGCGTGAAGACCTCGTCGACGCTGGCAATGATGCGCTCATCACCGCCATCGTCACTGCCGCCACGCAAGACGCCGAGCACCTGATGGGCCGTGCCATCCTTCCTCAGACCTGGCAGCTCACGCTGGATGCATTCCCCGGCGTCATTGATCTGCCACGTCCCACCGTCACCGCCGTGGCCAGCGTCAAATATGTCGATGCCACCACCGGCACGCTCGCCACGCTAGACCCCAGCCAGTACCAAGCCTGCCTGGGCAGCGACATCGCCGCCAGCATCCAGCCCGCCTACGGCTGCACCTGGCCAGCGGTGCGGAGCCAGCCAGAAAGCGTGCAGGTCATCTTTGCGTCAGGCTGGGCAACCCCTGCCGACGTGCCCGAGCTGGTCAAAGCCTGGATCAAGCTGCGCATCGGCGCGCTGTACGAAACCCGGCAAAGCTGGTCAACCGGTGCGCGCGAAACCATCGCGCCCAACCCGTTCATTGACTTCATGCTTGACCGCTACCGCGTGTGGGGGAGCTGATGGAAATCGGCAAACTCAATCTGCGCGTCACCATCCAGGCCCCCACCAATTCTGTGGATAACTTTGGCCAGCGCCAAACCCAATGGCACACCGTGGGCCAGCCGTTTTACTGGGCGCACATCCGCCCCACTGGCAGCAGCGAGACGCTTGCTGCCGCGCAAATCCAAAGCGGCCAAACCCATGTGGCAACGCTGCGCTACCAACCAGACTTAACCATCGTTGACGGCACGCACAGGCTTGTCAACGGCTCGCAAATCTTTGGCATCGTCGGCTACCCGCGCAATCTGGCAGGCAGCAAAACACACCTCATTTTTGATTTGAAGCAAGGGGCTCCCCATGTCGCTTAAAAACCGCGAACTCTACTTTGCCAAAAACTGCGTCAACGACCATGGCCGCTTTGCTGTTGGCGACCGCGCCCGTGGCGGATTCTCTGACGACCTGGTTGCCAGCTACCTGGCCGTCGGCATCCTCATTGAGCAACCCAGCCCACCCGCCGACGCAGTAGCCCCCGCTGCCGATCCAGCCGCCCCCGCAGCGCCCGCCAAATCCAAACCCGGCAAAGCACAGTGACCACCTCCACTGTTCAGATAACGGGCTTGGCAGAGCTTCACCGCGTGCTGCAAGAGCTGCCCGCCAAGATCGAATTCAACGTCCTGCGCGGTGCCATGCGCGCAGGGCTGGGCGTGATCGCGGCAGAAGCCAAACAATCCGCGCCCGTGGACGATGGCGACCTAAAAAACAGCATCCGCATCCGGCCCAACCGTGGTGCCAAGGGCAGGGGCTTTGCCAGCATGGTGCTCGTGGCAGGTGGCAAAGCCGCATGGTATGCCCACCTGGTGGAATACGGCACCGCCAGCTACTACACCGGCAAAGGCAAAACCGTCGGCAAGCCCTACACCATCACCCCCAAAGGCAGCGGCAAAAATTCTGGCCTGTGGTTTGGTGGTCAGGTGCGCGCCAGCGTCACCCACCCAGGCATCAAGCCGCAGCCCTTCATGCGCCCCGCGTTTGACACCCAGCAAGGCCAAGCGCTGCAAGCCGCGGCTGAATACATCCGCCTGCGCCTACCCAAAGAAATCGCCAAGGCCGCCAAAGCATGAGTGCCGAACACATCACCGCCGCCCTGCTGCACGCCGATCCCATCGTGGCCGTCGTGGGCGACCGTGTTGCACTGGTAGAGCTGCCGCAAGACGTGGGTTATCCCGCCATCGTCTACAACATCATCAGCGATGTGCCGCAGCCCTCCCTGTGTGAGCCGTCCGCGTCCTATGTTGCGCGGGTGCAAGTCAACCCCCATGCCGCCACCGTGGCTGGCGTGTTGGCCCTGCACGCACTCATTCACCAGGCCATGGTCTCCTATGCCCGCCGCATTGTCGCTGGTCATGCGCTCAATTCATGCGCATTCTCAGGCCGTGGCCCCTGGTCTAAAGACGACGTAACCGGCATGTTCACCCGTGCCGCAGATTTTCGGCTGCTGTACACGACCCAGTAGCCACCGCGCACCCATGCGTGCCCCTGGCATGCAGTTGCAAACCGCCCGCTGATGCGGGTTATTTTTTGCCCGCTTTGCGGGTTTTTGTTTTTGAAGGAACCCCAAAATGCCAGAAATCATTGCTTCCGGCGGCACCTGCATTTCTTTGTCTGCAGGCATCCCCACCACCCACGACGACACAGGCTTCGCGGCCCTCACGTTCACCCAGTTGGGGGGGCTTGAGTCCGTTGGCGACATCACCATCAGCCACTCGTCCGGCTCATTCACTGGCCTGTGCAGCAACAAAACCACGCCCATCAAGGGTGCCGAAGAAATCTCTTCGGTCGATGTGGTTGTTGCCTACCAAAAGGCAGACGCTGGCCAGGTGCTCATGTCTGCTGCGCGCAAGTCACCAAATAAACACTCGTTCAAAGTCACCTACCCAGATGGCTCAAAGAGCTATTTCAGTGCCTATGTCATGAAGGAAGGCAAGCAAACTGGCGGCAACAACGACGCCATCAAGATTCCTTACAGCCTGTCTCTGGTGCCTCCCACCACGGGTGACACCATTGTCGAAGTGGCCGCTGTTTAAGCAGCCCCATCCTTCAGCGCGCGGCCTTGCGCTGCGCGCGCTCGCATTCACAACACCCCAATAAGGCAAACATCATGACAGGCTTCAACCTCCGCAAAATCAAAACCCTCAACACCTTTTATCTTCCCATCCTGGACGAAAAAGGCGACCCCACCGGCGTGGTGTTCACATTGGCTGGCCCAGCTCACAAAGAGCGAAAAGCCATCCTGCACGAAAACCAGCGCGCGGTAATCGAGCGTTCCCGAGAAACGGGCAAAGTCGAAATGCCCGATGCAGAAGAAAGCGACAAACGTCAACCCTCCCAACTGGCCCGCTTGACGCTGGGTTGGGATGGCTATGTCGATGATGCTGGCCAGTCCATTGCATACAGCCGAGAGACTGCGCAGCAACTGTATGCGGACCCAGAAATGCATTGGCTGGCCGAACAGGTTGACGGCGCTTATGCAAAAAAGTCTCTGCACACCAAGCGCGTTTAGAAGAGCTGCGAGATCAGATCGAGCTTTATGCCCGCCAAACCGCCTGGCTCAATCACCGCCCACGCGCTGAATCCGATGCTGCACCGCCGCCACCGTCTCGCTTGCAAGCACTGCAAAGTCAAGGCCGCCAAGTGAGAATGCCGCGCGTCGAAGCTGTCCATATTGTCGAGTGGTTGTCGCAAATGGCTTGGTGCACTAATGCTGGCATGGGCATTGGTCCCCTGCCTGCTACCGAGGTGGCAGCGTGGGCCAGGCTTGCTGGTGTGCAAATCCAGCCGTGGGAGTTTGCCCTCATTTGCGCAGGCAGCGCGGCCTTTGTCTCGCAATCCTCTGACGACTCCCCCATTGCCCCCTATGTTGATAAAGCCGCCCCCAAGCCAGACGCTGGCAGCGCGTTTCGGTCTCTCACACAAAAGGTAAACGCAAAGTGAACATCGGGACATTGACCATCGAGATGGCGGCCAACATCGCGCGCATCCAGCAAGACATGGACGCCGCCCGCCGCGTGGTGGATGGCACCATGGGCTCCATCATCAAATCCGCCAGCCAAGCCAAAGCCGCCATTGGCGGCCTGGCCGTCGGCCTCACTGGTGCCGCCTTCACCGGCTGGATCAAAGGTGCCATTGACACTGCCGACGAAACCTCCAAAATGGCCCAAAAGATCGGCGTCGCCACCAAAGAGGTGGCTGGCATGCAGCTTGCCTTCCGGCAGGCTGGCGCATCAGACGCCTTTGGCTCCAGCATGGCCAAGCTGGCTAAGTCGGTAGAGGGTGGCAGCGAGGCTTTTGACGCCATGGGCATCAGCACCAAGGCCGCTGATGGAAACATGAAGTCCAGCCGCCAAATCCTGGGCGAGGTGGCCGACAAGTTCGCCAGCTACGAAGGCAGCATAAAAAAGTCTGCCCTAGCGCAAGAGATATTCGGCAAGTCTGGTGCCGAGCTGATCCCGCTGCTCAACGCTGGCGCTGCTGGCTTGGATGAATACGACGCCATTGCCCAAAAGCTTGGCCTCACCATCGGCACCGAAACCGCCCAAGCTGCCGAGAAGTTCAATGACACCATGGATTTGGTAGGGCTGGGCACCAAGGGCGTCGCCACTGGCATCGCTGCCGAGCTGCTGCCCACGCTGTCCGGCCTGGCAGGCCAATTCTTGGGCACTATGACTAAGGGCGACCGTCTCAAAAAGACGGCTGATTTTTTGTCCACTGCACTCAAAGGCCTCTACATCACCGGCTTGGGTGTGATCGAAATCTTTTCCACTGTCGGCACCACTGTGGGCGGTGTGGCTGCCATCATCGGTGCCGCCTTGAGCGGAGACTTTGAAAGCGCCGCGCAAACCTTCCGGGATCTCAAATCAGACATTGGTAAAGGCTGGAAAGACACCGCAGCTCAAATGAGCGCGGCCTGGAATGCCACCTCCAATGCCTCAGTCGATTCCATGGCCGCCACGCAGGCAGCGCTCAAAGGTGCCGCGCCAAGCGTCACAGACCAAGCTAAAGCCGTCAAAGCCGTAGCCGACGAATACGCCAAACTCAGCGCAGAAATCGCCAAGCAGCTAGCCCTGTCGCAAGCCGAACTAGACGGAAACGGCAAGCTCGAAGCCTCTGAAAAGTACCGCATCACCACGCTCGAAAAGCTGATTGAGCAATACCAAGCGGGCAAGATCACGCTTAAGGAATACATCGACCTTGAATCCAAGATGAACGATGTTCAGGGCGTGATGGAAAAGGCAGAGGCACAGGCCAAAGCCGCTAAGGCCGCACAAG